TAGGAGCTTGGAAAGACCCAACCCATGTCAGAGCATTTAACGAAAACAGTTGGCTCTACTACACAGATTGGCATTGGTATCTAGGATGGAAAGATAAGTTTGTTGTAAAAGAACTACAGTTGGTCAAAAGCAAACTAGCGGAAGAAATGAATATATCAGACCAAATGCTAACAATCCTACCTAGGATGGTAGATAGCATGAAGGTCGTACTCGTAAAAGGATAGATATGGCAAGCCTACTAGACATGGCGCAAGCCAGGTTACAAGGCTTGTTAGACATCCCAACAAGGGCAACAAGGGCATTAGTAAACCCTACATTGTTTAGCGGTCTACTGGGCGCACCTACATTGCCACAGCAACAGGGAATGGCGGAGGCAGCTTATGGACTTCCGGCAAGACAAAATATGTCTGTGCTAGATCCTAAACAAGCAGCTTATCTAGAAGGTTATCAACAAGGTGAACCTTTATCTTACCTTGGAATGGCAACACCATTTGCAGCACCAACAGTCGCAGCAGGAGCAAAAGCAGTAGCACCAAAAGCAGGCATGGCATTAGAGAACTATATGGCTAGTCAAGGACTTTTACAGCCACTTATTGCCTATCATGGCACACCCCATACCATTAAAGGCAAGTTTGACATAAGCAAAGTAGGAACTGGCGAAGGCGCACAGGCTTATGGGCATGGGATGTATTTTGCTGAGAATCCTAAAGTTGCCGAGGGATATAGACATATGCTTTCTGTAGACCCCAATGTGGCATCTGAAAAGATACAGTTTGCAACTTTAGAAAAATTTGCTAATAAAGAAAAAAACGCAGTTAAAAGGGAAATACAAGCATTTATTGATGGAACTGGTAATTACAATGATTTTGTAAGAATTATTAATGAACAAGGTTCTAAACAATTTAAAAATGCGCTTTTAAAAGACGAACCTAATTTATTTGGCGCAGGCAATTTATATAAAGTAGATATACCTGATGAATACATCCCTAATATGTTGGATTGGGATAAACCTATTAGCGAACAATCACAAACAATTCAAACTGCCGCCCAACAATTAATGCTTGGAATTAAAAAACTAGCCACCGAAGCTGATTTGTCTAAATTAAATGGTCAAGGCTTATACAAGCTATATCAACAATATAGAGGTAATAATCCTGATTTTGCTAGTGAAGGCATGAATGAATTAGGCATAAAAGGCATACGCTATTTAGATGAAGGCAGTCGTGGTAAACCTTATGCTGTGGCTATTTCAACTAAAAAAGGCCCATACGCTGAAAGTAATTTTGCAACTAAAGAGCAAGCCGAAGAATACATTAAAGAAAAACAAGCAGAAGGCTTTAAAACTGAATTAAAAAATATTGGAACAAGCAACTTTGTAGTATTTGACCCATCTACAGTAAAGATACTAGAAGAAAACAGTAAACCAGTAAGCCGTAAAGAACTAATCAAGAAGCAAGTAAACAAGTTAAAAGACTGATAGAATAAAACCATTACAAATCAAACACTTGAAAATTGTATGGAAACCAAAGTAGAAAAAATTAAACTTACACCCGGCAAAACCCGTAGAGGAGGTGCTAGGTCAGGTAGTGGGAGACCTAAAGGACTGCCTAAATCAGGTGGCAGAGAAGCTGGTACTCCTAATAAAGCTACTGGTAAGGCTAGATTAGCTTTTGCTAACTTTGTAGACAAAAACGCTGACAAATTACAAGAATGGCTAGATGCCATAGCAACCAATGATAAGCATGGCCCTAAAGTGGCTTTTGATTGCTTAATGCAAGTAGCTGAATTCCATGTTCCTAAATTAGCTCGTACTGAAGTAGTAGGTGATGACAAGTCTCCTGTCCGTATGGTGGTCACTTGGAAGAAGTAATCGAAGTTGAATTAGATTACCAGCCAAGGGATGTATTCCTACCATTCCATGAAAGAGAACAACGCTGGGCAGTCATCGTAGCTCATAGACGATGCGGTAAAACAGTTGCTTGCATTAATGACCTGATATACAGAGCCATTATGGAAGGCAAAGAAGATGGCAGATATGCCTACCTTGCACCGTACTATGCTCAAGCTAAATCCATTGCTTTTGACTATTTAATGAGATTCTCTGCTCCGGTAAGGGCAAATCACAATGTTTCAGAACTATGGGTAGAGCTAGTCAATGGGGCTAGGATTCGACTATTTGGTGCTGATAACCCTGATGCCATGCGAGGACTGTACCTTGATGGCGTGGTTCTTGACGAATATGCTGACATGAAGCCCTCAATTTGGGGGGCTGTAATTAGACCGTTACTTGCAGATAGGGGCGGTTTTGCCACATTTATTGGTACGCCAAAGGGACACAATCAGTTTTGGGAAGTCTATAACAATGCTTCTAAAGACCCTACTTGGTATGTAAAGACACTAAGAGCTAGCCAAACCAAGCTATTGCCTGACTCAGAATTGCATGATGCTGCCAAGATGATGAGCCAAGACCAGTATCTTCAAGAGTTTGAGTGTGACTTTGAATCAGCCATTGTCGGTGCTTACTACGGTAAGGAAATGAGACAACTTACAGACTCAGGCAGAATTACCGATATTGAATACGACCCTATGTTTAAAGTTCATACAGCATGGGACTTGGGCTATTCAGACGATACAGCTATATGGTGGTTTCAGGTCATTCATGGGGAAATCCGTATGCTGGACTACCATTCAAGTAATGGGCAGCCAGTAGCGTTCTACGCTGGAATCATTGAAGCTAGAGAACAAAGCCGGGGATATGTATACGGCACTCACTACCTACCCCATGATGCTAGAGCCAAGACTTTAGCCTCAAATCGTTCAATCATTGAACAGCTATCGGACAAAATAGACCTTAGCCAGATGAAGATTGTGCCTAGCCTATCCCTGCAAGATGGTATCCAAGCAACTCGCCTAGCCTTAATGCGGTCATGGTTTGACCATAAATGTGAGGATGGCATTGAGTGTCTACGCCAATACCAAAGGGAATACAACGAAGATACTAAGGCGTTCAAGGACAAACCTAAGCATGATTGGACTTCTCATGGAGCTGATGCGTTTAGGATGCTAGCTATTGCATGGAAAGAAGAAGCCAAGATTATTACCAAAGATGACCCTATTATTGGGGTGTTTGTTGGTCAAACTGATGTGTCACTTAACGACCTATGGAAAGAAACACCAAAGCAAACTAATAGTAGAATTTGATGAAATAAGAGTAAAATAACTTAACATTTCGCCAAAATCTTCAACATTAGGGCAACATTATGGCAAACGACCAAGCTACAGTAAATCACTCATACGAGGATTGGTACAACACAATCATGGGCTACGAGAGAGCCTATAAGCGTTGGGAAGCTAGGGTAGACCGAATCGTAAAGAAATATAAGGATGATTCTCGCTATGACCGAAACCCTAATGCTCGCTTCAATATTCTATGGAGCAATGTACAAACAATCCAACCTGCTATATTTGCTAGACTTCCAAGACCTGATGTCTCTAGGCGTTTTAGGGATAATGACCCTATAGGTCGAGTAGCCTCAATGATGCTTGAAAGGGCATTAGAGTTTGAGATTGAGCACTATGGTGACTACAAATCAGCAATGAATAACTCAGTTCTTGACCGTCTTTTGGGTGGTCGAGGCGTGGCATGGGTTCGTTATGAACCTCATATTGTTGGAGAAAGCGAAGCTGAAGGAGCACCAGACGATGGCTACCAAGTTACCGAAGATTCAGATGAAGCAGAGACACCTGAAGCGCAAGAAATTGAATCTCAAGAGCGTATCGAGTATGAGTGCTGCCCAGTTGATTATGTCCATTGGAAAGACTTTGGTCACACGATTGCTAGAACTTGGGAAGAAGTAACAGCCGTATGGCGTAAAGTCTATATGTCACGCCCAGCTCTTGTTGAGCGTTTTGGTGAAGATTTAGGCTATAAGATTCCATTAGATACCAAGCCTGACGATTTAAAACAATCCTATAGACCAACTGACGGTCAATACGAAGCTGTTATTTATGAAGTATGGGACAAAGAGACAGGCAAAGTCTTGTGGATTAGCAAGTCATTGGGCAAAATCCTTGATGAAAAGGATGACCCACTTGGCTTAGAGTGCTTTTTCCCATGCCCTAAACCACTATATGCAACTCTGACTACTGACAGCTTAGAGCCAATCCCTGACTTTGTAATCTACCAAGACCAAGCTAGGGAACTAGATACTTTATGTGACCGCATTGATGGCTTGATTAATGCTCTGAAAGTGCGTGGTGTTTACGATGCCTCCAATGTGGAATTACAGCGTTTATTCTCTGAAGGCGAGAACAATACCCTAATACCGGTAAAGAACTGGGCTGCTTTTGCTGAGAAGCAAGGCATGAAAGGTGCTATTGACCTTGTAGATATTGCTCCTTTTGCACAGGCTTTGGCTCAATGCTATCAAGCTATGGAGCAGGTCAAAGGACAAATCTATGAGTTGATGGGTATTGCCGACATCCAGCGTGGACAGACTGACCCATCCGAGACATTGGGTGCTCAGATTATCAAGTCCAACAATGCTGCAGGCAGACTCAAGACTATGCAACACGCAGTAGTGGACTTTGCTACTACATTGCTCAGCATCAAGGCTCAGATTATCTGCAACCATTTCACCGATGAGACATTGCTACAAATCTCCGGTGCTATGCAGTTGAGTCCTCAAGACCAGCAGATGATTCCACAGGCTATTGCCCTGTTAAGGAACGAAGCATCTAAGAACTTCCGTATTGAAGTCACTTCTGACTCAATGATTTATCAGGATGAGCAACAAGAAAAGCAAGACCGTATGGCTTTCTTGCAAGCAGTTGGTGGATTTATGGCTCAAGCCGTACCGATGGTACAAAATGCCCCTGAATTAGCTCCTATGGCTTTAGAAATGCTCAAGTTTGGAGTGACTGCATTTAAAGCTGGTAAACAGCTAGAAGGCATCATTGACCAAACGGCTGATGAGTTGCGTAACCAAGCTGAAATGGCTAAAGGTAAACCACGCCCACCATCACCTGAAGTACAAAGATTGCAGATGCAAATGCAGATTGAGCAAGCCAAGATGCAGGCTGACCAACAGAAGATGCAAGCCCAAATGCAGATGGAACAGCAGAAGATGGCTATGCAAATGCAGTTGGAAAAGGCTAAACAAGAGTACCAAGCTCAAGAAAATCAGCTCAAATTCCAGTTGGAAGAACAGCGTAATATGATGGACAGAGAGATGGAAATGAAGGTAGCTCAGATGAAGATGATGACTGAGCGAAATACCCAAGTGCTCCTAGCCCATATTAATAACGGTGCGAAGATTGAAGTAGCTCGTATTAATTCTGATGAATCTGACGGAACTATGGCTTACATGACCGAGCAAGATATGGCTAAGTCTATGGAATCACCAATGCAACCTATTGCTGATGCCATTGGACAAGGTAATATGCAGATGGCTCAGGCAATCAGCCAATTAGTAAACACAATTAATGAACAGCATAATCGCCCTAAGACTGTAGTTCGTGGAGCTGACGGCAAAATCATCGGAGTTCAATAATGGCTATTACAGTCACCCACAGTAAGGTTTCAACAATACCTGACGGAGATGACTCGTCATTAATCCGACCAAGTGATTGGAATGATGACCATGTTTTAGTCGGTCTAGGGACTATGGCAGAGCAAAACGCTAATGCCGTAGCCATTACCGGGGGAACAATCTCAGGCGTAACCGTTTCAGGTTATGTGCCAACAACTCGTACTTTGACTGCTGGCACAGGGCTTACAGGTGGTGGCGATTTATCTGCTAACCGTACTTTTGCCCTTGCAAATACAGCCGTTACTACTGGCACTTATGGAACTGCAGCTAGAACCATTACTCAGACAGTAGACCAACAAGGTCGATTGACTAACATCTTTGACCAGCCTATTGAAATTGCCTACACACAGGTTACAGGCTTAGGAACTGCTGCAACTAAAGATGCTGGAGCTGCTCTTGGCGTAGCTACACTAGATGCTGGCGGTAAAGTACCAGCTTCACAAATCCCTTTACAGGGTGACTTAAACTATCAAGGCACTTGGAATGCAACAACAAACACACCTACCCTTACAAGCTCAGTTGGTACTAAGGGTTACTACTATGTCGTGGATGTTGCAGGAACAACCAACCTTAACGGCATCACAGATTGGCAAGTTGGCGATTGGGCAATCTTTAACGGCACAGTATGGCAAAAGGTCGATAACACCGATGCAGTTACCAGCGTAAACGGATTCACCGGGACTGTAGTTTTAACTACTACCAATGTAGCGGAAGGTACAAACCTTTACTACACCGATGCTAGAGCTAGGGCTTCTAATAGTGCTGGTACAGGTATTAGTTATGACAATTCCACAGGTGTAATCACTAACTCTGCCCCTGACCAAACCGTTGCTTTGACTGACGGAACTGGCATTGATGTAACTGGTACATATCCGAACTTCACCATTACCAATACAGCACCTGACCAAACTGTAGTTTTAACGGCTGGCACAGGCATTAGCACTAGCGGAACTTACCCTAATTTCACTATTACCAACACTAGCCCATCTTTAGGTGGTGATGTAGTAGGCCCAACAGGTGCAACGGATAATGCAGTAGCTAGGTATGACAGCACTACAGGCAAGCTAATTCAAAACAGCCTAGTCATTATTGATGACACAGGTAGCGTAACTGGCGTAAATGCCTTAACTGCTGAAAGCCTAACTGTAAACAACAATGCTACATTAGGTTCTTCTAATACCGACACGCTAGAAGTAAATGCAAGAATTACTACGGATTTAGAACCTAATACTGATGCTGCCAAAGACATAGGAACTAGCGGTAGAAACTGGCGTGATGGCTTTTTTAGCCGTAATTTACAAGCTGAAGGTAAGATAGTTAGCCCATATTTTGATGCTTTAGGTTCTGCTGGTGGTGCATTAAGAAACTCAAGTGGTACAGCACAACTTCAATGGGGTGCTGGTGGTGGCAACAATTTAAGCGTTGATGTAGCTATTAATATTAACCCTGCCAATGCACAAGTAGCGATTAGCCCTACAGGTACAGGTTCAGTAACTATTAACCCTGCTACTGCTGGCACAATGAATAACATGGTTATTGGTGGCACAACGCCTTTAGCTATTGCTGGCACAACCATTACAGCTACTAAATTTGTAGGCGTATCAGGCGGTACATTCTAATGTTTCAAACTGCTTTCCAAGTAAACGCATTTCAAAATGATGCGTTTCAGATTGTCATTACTCCGGTAGAACCTACTAAAAAGGGTGGTGATGATGCTTCATGGACTGCAGAAGAAAGAAAACGCTACAAAGCATTACAGAAGAAGCTCAAGAAAGCTGAAGAAGCTAGGATGGCAGCTCTCAAGGCTGACCAAGAAGCTCGTAGAGCATTCATTCGTGGACAGATTGACCCACAAGTTAGTGAATCCTTACCTGATGTAGAATTACCTGAGCAAGTTGTAGAAGCTAAGCAAAAAGAAATTACTAACTATGATGCTTTAATAGCTAACCTGCAAAGACAGTCTCAAGATTTATATAATGCTGTACTGATTAGACAAGCAAAAGAGCGTTTAGAACAAGAAATTGCAATACTTGAAGCTAAGAGATTGGCTGAACTAGATGATGAGGAAAGCA